CCCCACCGACAGCTTTATTATGAGTTTTGCATCTATGCCCGCTGGTGATAGTAACCGGTGAAGAGAAGTTAATACGCAAACCATCAAGAATACGTAAAAGCTCTACATCAACAGTAGCTAGCCCGCAACCACAGCCGCACTCAAACTCAGACCTGTCAAAAAAGGCAGATAATTTCATAACTATTTACACATCATATTGGTTGTATGTGGCAACTAACCCGCCGTTAACCTTATATACAATAACGTAGAGGATGTCCCCATTACTTATGCTGGGGGCAGCGCCAGATGCTGTAACCCAAACTATGGTGGGCCAAGTAATAGTAAAATTCCCCCCTATAGCCAACCCAAGAATTATTTCTTGCCCCTCAGAAAACGAATCAGTAAACGTAGTGGCTCCTGTCAACGTAGCATATTGGAACAACCCATTGTTTGGGTTCAGTGCTTGTGCACCGCTGGCAGAAAGGGCATAAGTAGTATTCTGTACACCAACTAGCTTAACCACGTTACTAGCGTTAGCAGTAAGTGCCTTACTAGCTTGCTGCACACCCAGTGTAGTTATGTCTAGGTAATTAAGTTCTGCGGTGCTTGCCGTTACCCCGTCAAGTATATTCAGTTCAGCTGTGGTAGCAGTCACCCCGTCGAGGATGTTCAGTTCAGCCGTAGTGGCAAGCAACCCATCGAGTATATTCAGTTCTGCTGTGGTAGCAGTCACCCCGTCGAGGATGTTCAGTTCAGCCGTAGTGGCAAGCAACCCATCGAGTATATTCAGTTCTGCTGTGGTAGCAGTCACCCCATCAAGGATATTCAGTTCTGCTGTGGTAGCAGTCACCCCATCAAGGATATTCAGTTCTGCTGTGGTAGCAGTCACCCCATCAAGGATATTTAGTTCTGCGGTGCTTGCTGTTACCCCGTCAAGGATATTCAGTTCGGTGGCGCTAGAAGTTACCGTGGTGCTATTAAGCTGCAGTGTAGTAAGGTTAACTGTACCGCTAAAGGTAGTAGACACCGCATCAGAAAATACAGTGTTTGCGTCATAGGCTTGTACATCTGCCCCAATGACGAGACCCAAAGAAGCCCTAGCCGTAGCACCACTCTCTACAACCCACGTAGTACCGTTGCCTACAATAAAGTTGCCGTCTGTCTTAGCCAACCCACCAAGAGTAGTTAGGTCTGCGTCATATGCCTGCACATTAGCACCAATGGCAAGACCCAAAGCAGTTCTAGCTGCAGAAGCAGTAGTAGCACCAGTACCACCACTTGATATACCCAGTGTGCCGCTCAAGGATATAGTGCCACTGCTGGTAATAGGACTGCCTGATACCGACAGACCAGACAGTGTGGTGCTTAGCCCAACTTGAGTTACAGCACCGATCCCAGCAGCGGTGGGGGGTGTATAGGTAAAAACACCCGTCGAGTCGTTATAGCTCAGTGACCCGTCCTCGCTAGGAATACCTTCAGCCCCTACACTTAAAGCAGTTAAGGATACAGCCCCAATCCCGGCAGCTGTGGGGGGTGTATAGGTAAAAACACCCGTCGAGTCGTTATAGCTCAGTGACCCATAACCGCTTGGAGAACCGTCTGCGCCTACACTGAGGTCAGTCAAGGAAATACCACCGCCGCTAGATACAGTGGTGAAGCTAAGAGCCCCAGAGCCATTGGTAGTGAGTACCTGCCCGTTGCTTCCGTCAACAGTAGGTAGAGTAAAGGTAGTTACAAACGACTGGAGGTTAGAGTCATAGGCAAGTACATCGACCCCCGGCTCCACATCAAGGTTTGCCCTAGCCGCAGAGGCAGTAGTAGCACCAGTACCCCCATTAGCAACTGCCAAAGTGCCCGCTAAAGTAATGGTCCCAGAGCTGGTTACGGGGCCCCCGGAAGTAGTTAATCCCGTGGTGCCGCCGCTAACGTCTACAGAAGTAACAGTACCCGAAGTGGAGGACGTAGGATTAGCATTTACTACATTAGCACCCGCGCCACCACCGTCTGTGTAAACAAAAACCTTATCCCCGTTCGGGATCGTAACGGTGCTGCCAGAACCTTGAGATACCGTAATAGACTCAGAGCCAGAAGTGGCGTTCTCAATTAGCCAGACTTTGGATACAGTGTTAGGGCCTAGCGTAACTGTCCTAGTTGCAGTGAGAGATACTGCCGAAGTTATCTTCAGGTACAAGGCGCGGGTGCCGTCAGCAGAGGCATCAGGCATGGTGAAAGTTTCATTGGCATCGGCAGCAAGCTGCTTAGTACCATACCCGAAAGCATCGGCTATAAGAGACAGGTTGGTGTTGGTACTAGTACCCCAAGTACCGTCTTCATCGCCAGTAGTGATCTCTTTAAGTCGAAGATCGTTGGAGTAAGAAGCCATAATTATTTACCTAAATTAACTTGTTCACATCAACCCAACTTGGAGTCTGAGAGTCATCAATAGCTGCCCAATTTGGGGTCTGAGAGTCATCAATAGCTGCCCAGTTGGGTATTTGAGAGTCGTTTATATCAAACCAACCCACGATAACTACAGAGCCTACTTCGCCTATTCCTTCTATACCAGTAGGTGTTAAGTATACATTTATCTCTGCAGTAACGGTAACACTACCTACACCACCCGCTGCCCCTACCCCCGTAACTTCTTCTATGGCGTCTACGGACGTGGTAACCGTTCCTACAGCCCCGGTGCCTGCTACGCCGGTTACGGCAATTGAGTCATCTACCGATACACTTACGCTTCCTACAGCCCCAGTACCAGCCACGCCGGTTACGGCAATTGAGTCATCTACCGATACACTTACGCTTCCTACATCCCCAGTACCAGCCACGCCGGTTACTGCAATCGACTCATCTACCGATACACTTACGCTTCCTACAGCTCCGGTGCCCGCTACGCCGAAAACAGACACAACATTGGCTGTTACTGTGGGTACGTTAAAAGGAGAACTATATGAGGAAGAGCTGTATGGGGCTGTAGCTATCCCATTTAAAAGCACATTGTACGCACTTACATCCCCAACAGCCCCAGTGCCCGCTACGCCGGTTACTGCAATCGACTCATTTACCGATACACTTACGCTTCCTACAGCTCCGGTGCCCGCTACGCCGGTTACGGCAATTGAGTCATCTACCGATACACTTACGCTTCCTACAGCTCCGGTGCCCGCTACGCCGGTTACTGCAATCGACTCATCTACCGATACACTTACGCTTCCTACAGCCCCAGTGCCCGCTACGCCGGTTACGGCAATCGAGTCACCAGCGGTAGAATCACCAACAGCAAACGTCAAAATCTTATAAGCAGATCCAGCAAGGGTGTAGTTGAGTGTGAAACCGTCAGAGTCCATACTTGAGAGACTGGCAGTAGCCAAGTCTGTCCCGTCGTCATCGTAAATAGCAAGGACATTTGACAGATCAGCCTCATTTGCACAGTTAGTCGGGTCGGCAAGGTCCTCATCATAAATCGCAATGGACCGCTCGGCCGTTCCGTCGCTGGCTCCGAAGGAGAACGACATCTTGGTGTGCATGGTCTCGTCGGTAGTCAACCCGCCAACTAAGCCAAGGACTTGGGGCTGGAAGCCGACCCCGGTTGTCGCAGAGTTGCCAGTAGAAGTAGCGGCGTCCATCAAGCTCACCCAAGCATCGTCTGGATTGGCAAGTTCGAGCGCAAGGTACAACATTTTGTCACTGGCTGTGGAAGCATTTGTAGTGAGAGAAAAGCCCTCCGCGTCAAAATTAGAAACTTCACCCGTGTAACTGGTGGTGGCATCAATTATTTGCCCAAGTACCTTTCCTGAAATCGACCGCATATACGGGTCGCCAGATGCTTTAGCATCCCCTGAACCGGCCAGCATTACGCATTGTGAAATCACGTCGGACGAGTTGTTATGGGCAACTCCGAAGGAGATCAGACCGTCGTCGCCAAACGAACCATTGGTGACCAGTCCCGCAGTCATAAAAAATACAAGGTCTGGTTTAAAGCCAACAGTATTAATATTCTGCTCGGCAGTAGTGGCCCCCATGTTGTAGCTGGCGCCTTTTACGTTCGTCAACCCATTAAAGAATATCGCAGTGATATACCGGACACGATCGGTGGGAACAATAGCATTGTGGGTGAACTCCAGACCGTCTGTTATTGCCGAACACGTTAGATAACGGGGGGTGGTGGACGACCAGCTAATTATCCTATCAGTGAATTGTACGCGGGTGGTGTCAGTTGTACCCACTCCGTTGGTCAGAATCGTCCGGGTACAGCCTTGAAAGGAATTCACTCCATCCCAGAATCCAATGCTAAATATCGTCCCACTCCCGGTTGAGGGGTTATCACTTACTTCGGCATTACTTGAAATTACAATAGCCGCCTGCACAGTGCCGAACCCCGGCGAAGTCAGGCTGAACGAGCCTGTAGCGGGATCGGTGACTCCAGTAACTATAACTGCATTCGTAGCCATTAAAGCTCCGAATATCGCGTCTCAAGTGACGCAAGGTTTCCGTAGTTCACCCCACCACTTGCCGACCCGTCGAACTTCATTTCTGCAAGGTAGAGAATTTTCTGAAGTTCGTTGAGAAAGGCTTCACGCTGGGCATTGCTAGACAGTGCTGCCAGCTTGCCGTAAAGAGCCTGCACTTCTGTTACTTCATCTGGCGCCAACTCAAACTGGGCAACAATATCTGATGTCGAGATTTTACCTCGCTGACTTTCAGACAGCGCCGCAATCAGTTGATTAAACCCGATCTTTTTTAAAGTTTCGTAGGACTGCCCTTCACCTACAACACCAGATAACCTACTAATTAGGCTCATTGCTAACCTCCCCATGGTTAAAATTTGGTTGCTTGCCCTAATAAATACATTTTATACCAAGCCCCACAGCACCAAATTCGCAGGATGGTAGTTCGCAGATTTTAGTTTTCGACCCAATTTCTTCTGGTGAAACTATGCGAACGAATGGGTTACACGCCGACCTTATCTGATGTGGTAATGGTAAGCACGAGGTTAACGGCAGCGATAATACCAACGGCAATACCATCAGCAGAATCCGAATCAATTGGTATCTCATAGCCAAACGCCCTCGCTACTTCAACCAGCGCCCAGATAAAGGCCACCAGAGCCGTGCTAGTAATCTGGCCAGCTTTCCACGCAGCCGGGTCTGCGACTACCTTGCCTTTTCTGAAAAGCATGATTAGCGGTTTAATTTTACTGATCATCTGGTTGCACCTTATACCATATGCCGTTTCGGCCAATCTTCAGCCACGTATATTTCAGCTCATCTCTGCGCATCAGGTAGCGATACCTGTTATCGAGTATCCACCCATCGACACTGCACACTAAGTGGCGCTGATCTGTCTCTGTCATGCACTCTACCAAATCAGCATCAATCCCGTGTTTTTCTAGTTCTTGTTTGCACCAGAGCGCGAAATCGTCGCAGTCGCCTTTTAAGGATGGCGTCCAGTGCTCAATCTTCTGGTATTTTTCAGCGTCGGTAAAATACTTATGCCCTCTATGAGCTTCGGCCAGCACGTCGCCAAGCACACTAACAATCGACACCGCGCTCCCTCGCCTCGATGCAACCAACGGGCGGCGTGGTTTCTTCGCCCAGAACAAACGGAGTCGGAGCCTTGCACGCTATCAAAAAACAAAAAAGCACAGCCCATCCAAGCTTCATGTTATACCTGCCTAGATAGCCAAGTAACCGCAGCGACAACACAAATCCAGAACAGACGCTCCATGTACGCGCCAGCGGCAGCTCCGCGCTGTAGCTTATTTATAGCACCGTCCATGTTATTCACTTTTTCCTCGATGCCGGACTGACGGTTAAAAACAGTGATCAACCGCTCTTCGACTCGCGCAAGTGACACAACAGCTTTCTGTAGATCGTCTATTTTAGATTCCACTCGCGCAAGCCTGCTTTCGGTAACCTCTGGCATACTTCATACCTCAATTGGGCCACGTTAGCGTAGGCAATTCAGCTAGTAATTCATCCACAGTTGGGGGTTGCCTTGTACCAGCGTCTACTTCCGCAAGAACTTCGTAGCACTTATCCCAAACAGCATCTCGCCATACAACACAAGCTTGACCTTCTGGACCGTATTTAGGGTTAGTAGATGTTGCATAAGTAGCAGCTGAAATCATTGAGTCGTATTGCCGCTCCGCTACTTTATCGTCCATGTGCCTTTGCACTTCTAGCTCATACTCCCTAACAGTCTTAGCTCTATAGGCATCCTTTTCTTCTTGCGTCATCTCTACGATAGACTTACCAAGTATCCATGCACCGTTAATTTTTGTAGGAAGCGAGTCAGCTACAACTTTATGCGTACGGGGGTCATACTGTGGATCTGCGGCAACAGTAACAGGAAAAACACCCCAGTCAGCCAGCAATTCGTCCGTAGGCGTTTTTGGGAACGATGTGTTCGGGTTATCTTTTCTGAGTAGGCCGATTGAGTATGGATAAATCTCGGCAACATCATTGGTTGTTTTAACGTACATTTATACCTCCTCTACGAAAGCGTGTAAGCCCACACAGTGCCATAGGCAGAAATACCAGTAATATACATCTTAGTACCGTCTGGTTTAAAAAATAAACCAGTAGGGATAGATTCCTGCACTCCTACATAAAAGTTCTGAACGTAACTAGCGGTACTTATGTCCCATGCAGTCGATAGGTCATATTCATTAACATCATCATCAGTGGTGCCTATGACATACATTTTAGTACCGTCATCTTTAAAAAACACCCCACTGGGATCAGTTTCTTGAGCTGACACACTTTTACTTTGGAAGAGACTAATGGTACTTACATCCCAAGGGGTAGATAAATCGTATTCATAAACAGAGTCAGAAGTTGATCCAGTAACATACATTTTAGTGCCATCGGGTTTGAAGAATATACCTCTAGGAGCGGCGTCTGGAACTTTTATAGAAACCTGAACGTAACTAGCGGTACTTATGTCCCATGCAGTCGATAGGTCATATTCAGTAACATCATCACCAATTGCACCAGTAATATACATCTTAGTACCATCGGGTTTGAAAAACAGTCCACACGGTAAAGATTCTTGTGAATATACCGAAAATCTTTGTAGGTAAATAGCTGTTTTTATGTCCCATGCAGTGGATAGGTCATATTCATTAACATAATCACCAGAACTGCCAAGAACATACATCTTAGTACCATCGGGTTTGAAGAACAGGTCTTCAGGGGTTCTTTCTTGAGCAGTTATCTGTAAGCAATCTGCCATAGGGTCTATTTGTGCTGTACTTATATCCCATGCAGTAGATAAATAATAACCCCATACATTATCTCTATTAAGACCCGTAATAAACATTACAGTCCCATCTGGCTTGAAGAACACTGCTGACGGGAAAGGCTCCAGAGTCCCTACTATAAAGCCTTGATCGTAACTAGCGGTACTTATATCCCACGCGGTTGATAAGTTGTATTCATAAATTCTGTCGTTTGCATTAAGGGGGTTGTACCCCAAAACATACATCTTAGTGCCATCTGACTTGAAAAACATCCCACGAGGACGGTCTGTTTGGGCAACTACTGAAAAGTTTTGGAGGTAACTAGCGGTACTTATATCCCACGCAGTGGATAAATCGTATTCATTAATATCATTACCATTATCACCACAAATATACATCTTAGTGCCATCTGGTTTAAAGAACACTTCTTGTGGAACAGTATCTTCTGTTGCTACTGAGAAATTTTGAACATAACTAGCGGTACTTATGTCCCATGCAGTGGATAGGTCATACTCATATACGGCATCACCAGAAGCCCCACAAATATACATCTTGGTTCCGTCTGGTTTAAAAAATATCCCTGTCGCACTAGCTTCTTGAGCACTTATTGAAAAACGTTGGAGGTAACTGCCCGTACTTACATCCCAAGCAGTAGATAATTCGTATTGATAAACATATTTAGCAGTCCCAGAAGAGATAACAGTATACATCTTTGCACCGTCTGAGCCGAAAAACAATGCCTCCGATTGTGTTATGGCTATAGTATTAATGTGGTCTGGAGTCCCCTCAAATACGGCAGTAGATAAATCCCAGCCTCCACCCGCAGAGGTAAACCCGCCAGCGCCTTGTATGGCATGCCACAGCATTACGTTCCATCTCCTACCAGAGCACCATAGAGAGTAGTGCTAACCTTCCACAAAGCAACGACAGTGTAACCAGAGGTAGCCAAAGTAGGGGCGGACCCGCCGTTATTAACCCAAGTCATAGTCGGCCACGTAATTGTGTACGCAGTCCCATCATCAATCATTAAAGTTATAGCTTCTCCAGCAGTCAGTGAATCAGTCGGAGTGGAATTTCCAGAAAGAGTCCAGACCTGTACAGATCCGTTATCAGGGTCAAGAGCTGGTGTTGTACCAGACAAAGTGTACACATCCTCAACAATAGTTCCTGTAATAGATGGGGATGTTAATGCTGGTGAATTACTAAAAACCAAAACACCAGAGCCTGTTTCGTCTGAAATAACGCCAGCAAGTTGAGAAGAAGTGGTTGCAGCAAACTGAGCTAATGTGCCGTCTGTCTGCGCTATATTAAGAGCTTCATCAGCGGTAAATACCTGAGACACGTTCTTAGAGCCTGCGCCCCAGTTAACCGCGCTCCCCGCATTAGATGAAGCCAGCACCGTCCCACGAGTTAATGTGTCTGGGGTACCAGAAGTTATAACCCCCTCACATACTTCCCAATCAACACCATTAGTAACACTGTAGCGGACTGTGTCTCCACTAGAATTACCACTAATAAATGACTGAAATCCAGTAGTAGCACCAGCTAGGTCATAAGTTCCGGTACCCGTAGTAGTGGTAGTTTCTTGTACAAAATCAGCCGTACTAAACGCCATCTACTTACCCTCAGACAAACTTATATTAAGCTACGCGGATAATCGCAGTAGCTGCGGCGGCTGCTGGGAAGGAAACAGTAAAATCCCCCGAACTAACCGTCTGGTCACCACCGAAACTAAGCACCGCACAAGCAGAATTAGAGTTATTGGTGTTGTAGATCATAGCCCCGCAGCTTGTGAAAGAGGCACTGGACCACGTAGTATCAGAAAAGTCACAGATAGCCGTAGTGCTGTCTGCTACCGGCGTAACATTAGTAAGGGTGTTCCCTCCAGCAGAATAGCCGGTGCCGCTGGCTTCGTCGCTGTTACCGGTAATATCAGAGTAGTTGGTGCTGGCAGCGCCATAAGTACCAGTCCCAGCGGAGGCAGACTTGAGAAGCGCGATCTTAAAAACATCAGCGCCATTAGAAAAATCATGCAGCCCTTTCAGCAGCTCAACTTTAAAGCTAGTGGGCATAGCGTTAGTAACAGTAATAGCCATAACTAAATCTCCAACAATTTAATAAGTTCTTCGTGTCCTGCTTGTTTTAGGCGGTTAGCCACAGTTGTATTGTGTGACCTTACAGCCTGCTTCAGGTATATATTAAGTACATCTCGTATTCGATCTTTAAAGGCTTCAGCCTGCTGTCTTATTACTGGGTCTGAATTATCCCCAACGTAGATTATTTTTTCTAAAGCCTGCTCTGCTAACTCTTCGGTATTAAAACCTCTGTTTGATACAGACTTAATACTTATTGGGCCTACGCTACCACCACAAAAAACGTCGATCATTTACCCCCCTACTCGCAATCTACCACCACGATATGTGTCACGTTGCATGTCGTAATTACCCAGTTTCTGCAGCAAACTTATGGCCTGTTGGTACATCTTCTCGTACAGAGCAACCATGTCAGGCTCACCCTTCATAAATCTGATTGCCTCAACAAGCGCACCGTTAAGGAGTGCAGAATCAAACTCATCACCAAGCCAAGTAGTCCCAGCAGTCACTATGGACTCCGGATAAGCACTAAAATGCAGTTCTACCGTATAGTTAGCATCTGGCGTGGGCCCGACTATAAAAGTATTCTCATCAAACCAAGCATAGTGCTTCGGGGTGCCAGTAGCTGATGGGGTGGGGTAAGCTTCGCGTATAAAGTTGACATCTTTATCTAGCAAATAATCGTACGACCCATCACCCTTAACTACCGCCAATGAATACACATACAAGATCCCATTAGGCATAGTAAGGTATTTATTACCAGTAGTTACCGTGCCAGTCTGGTTTTTCCTAAGCGCGGGAAGATCGACAGTAGCGTATATCTTCTGCTCTGCCTGCTCAGTAAACATAGCAAGTTGGTCATCAGTGAAAGTATTCTCACAGATGTCTTGTATGTTTGTTTTGAGGTCGGTGTAGTTCACCATCTACCCCCTTATGCCATGGGCCCACGAGCTTTAGTGCCCTTGGTAGCCGCACCGACACCACGGATAGTGGCACCGCTGGTCTTGACGTTGATCGGCTGGTTGCAGCAGTCAGACTTATACACCACCGGCTGGTCTGGATAAGTCACAACACTAGGGCTCTTCTTACTGGATCGTTTCATAATTCATCACCTAAACTATTGATATAGTTACATAACCTACAGCCCCAACTGCTACCACGGTGCCGCTGGGTTGCAATCTGGCCCTACTTTGCGGATACTCATTGGAGTCAGGTCGGGGATTGCGAATAGCCTGTGGGTCATCGACCGGAAACAGCCCCAACTTATTCTGCGGGTGGTCCGCACTCCAGCATTCGGGACAAGCCAACAAGTTGGTCTTACGGCCCTTCACAATAAGTTCAGCCAGCTCACGCAGCTTGTACTGGAACCCGCATACGTCACATATACCTAACGCTTTTTTGCCTGAAGCGAACCTCTGGCCCATACCTACCTCACGCTAGCTATACGAGGTACTAAGCTAAGTGTAGCCTTCTCCCTATCTTCTTGCGAAGCTAAGTCAAACTGTCTTTCGTACTCTGCCTGCAGCATGGGTATGCGAGGTGCCAACTCTGGCACCTTCTGGGCTATGTAGTAAGCCAACCCGGAGACCAAGCAAGGTAGGAAGCGGAAGTTGACATCTGCTGTGTTCACCCCCGTACCAGCATCTTCTATGCGCCTCATTCTCCAATACTTCAGTATATAGTAGGGGCTACCAGATGTGCCTTGGTCAGGCACAGGCCACACCGTCACTGAGGGGCTAGCTTGCCCCCTATCTATATACAGCTGTATGGGCCTGCCTTGGGATAGCTTATTTGGTATACTCGCGTAGGTAGAAACGCTAATGCGGCTAATGTTCAGATCAGACTGGGTGGATGCACTACCAGAGCCCGTGCGTACAACATGCTCCAACAGGTCAATAG